TATTCGACGGAGCCCCTACCCCAGCCGCCGATCGTTCCGCCCCAGCCGTCGACGTTCGGGACACCGCTAGGTGCTGCGCGCTTCACCTGCATCAGCACTTGGCCCGGCATGTTCATGTTGCCCCAGCCGCCGTGGCCGACGCCGTAGCCCATGGTGCCGAACTTATTTGAGCTATTGCTGTAGGCGCCTGTGTCGCCAGTATTCCACGGCTCGAAGATCCACGGAGCCGAGCCGTTCAGCTTGGTCAGTATCTTGACCATCGAAGCGCGGGTGACGCGCTCCTGCAGGATGGTGGCGAGGATCAGAGCTCTGTATTGCTCGTCCTGCAGCCCATTGCGCGGCAGCGTGCGGCCGAGAAAGTCATAGGAGATCAGATCAAGCCAAGGCCCCGTCGCCCACGAGATGCGGGTCTGCAGCTTGGCGTATTGATAGAACGAATAGCAGGCCGCTGCTCCGTCTGAGAGTCCACCAAGCAAAGCATCGCGTAGCGGCGCGGTCCAAGCGAACCAGCGCCGCGGCAACGTCTTCTTGACGCGCGATAAGATATCCGCGCTGTCTCCAGTCGCCATCAGACCACCTATGCTGGAGCGGATCAGGAGACGATGATCGTTCCCGCACGGATGGTGCGATCTGCGATCTTGTTAAAACCGTCGAGCGTGTTGCGCGTAGCAACAAGAGAGGCGCCGTCGCCGCTCGATCCGTTGAGCAGGATTCCGGTCACGCTCGTCACGCCGGGGACGGAATAGGCCCATGAGGACAGGAGCGAGTATGGCAGCGGATTTCCGAGCCCGAGCCCGTTGATGCCAGCAGTTACCTTGGCGATGACCTGCGCGACCACCGTGTTGTGGTCATAGCCAGCAGCGGTAGCGACCTGCATCGTCACGTTGGCGATGACGATGGTCGGGCCAAACACAGCAGCCTGAATGCCAAGCGGGCGCACAGCCTGCACAGCAGCAGAAACACTGTTCAGGAACGCCGTGGATGGGCTGCCGGAGCCATCGTCAGCAACCACGAAGAAGTAGCCGTAACGAACCGAGCCATCGAAATTGTAGTTCTCGGTCAGCGTCCATTCGACCGTGACAGCCGTGCCTTCGATCGAGGCTGTAAGGCCGTAGATATCGCCGCGGGCGAGACCGAGGATGTATGCCGCAAACCGAGCCTTTAGCGACGTATCGCTCTCCTGATCGGCACCATTCGTGAATGCTGCGCTATTGACGACGTAGTCAATGCCAGTGACGGGCGACGTCATCGTGGTGATGGCGCCGATCGTGACATTGCCGGCGGCGCCGGGAACGACCGCCGCGACCGGAACACTGACCGTTGCTACCGCAGCCGGCAGCGTATAGCCGCCAAGAACCGCCGAATATGCTGTATTGGTTGCGTCTGCCGTCACGGCATAGTTCTGCGAACCGTCAGCCGTCTGCACGGTCGCGCCGACCGGGATAAAGCAGGACGACGGCGCGGCAGTGAAGCGGCCGAACGTGACCTGACCGGATGCTGCCTGCGCGCCAAGCCGTGGCGAGGATACGCCGTTAGAGACGCCGATTGGCGTCATGAAATCTGCTGTGAACGTATCGACGTCGACGCCACTGGACGTGCTGAGCCGGGTCGCCGTCAGCAATTGGAGAACAAGAGCCTGAAAGAACAGAAACAGGCCAGCGAAGCCCTCCGCGATCGCGCGCAAGGTCGAGCCGATCGCGAAATTGATCAGCTTTGACGCACGCCCCTGGATTCCAGCGACGATGTTAGACACCATCGTGGCGAATGAAGCCGTAGGCAAGGTGGCCATGCGTTACCTTCAGGTAGTGATATTGAACGAGACGCTTTGGCCGGTAAGTGCGTCGTAATATTTGATGCTGATCGAGATAGAGCCGCCGTTTGACCCAGTCACCGTCAATTGCGCCGGTGGGTTCGTGGCGACTGAGGCTTCCAGCGCCAACTGAGAAGCCACGACAGACTTGATGTCGGATACTGAGAGCGTCGAGCCGATCTTTTGTGGCAGGCCAGCGCCATAAGAAGGGTGCCAAATATATCCAGCGACAGCAGTAGATAGTCTCCGCTGAAGGCGCTGGCGCACCTCGTCGTCACCGTCGACAACCAACAGGTCTCCGTTGGCATCGACTTCAAAGTCTGAATGCCATTCGAGCGATAGATCAGCCATGCATCAGCTCGAGATTGGAGGATCGGATGCGCCGTTGACCCAGTCTGGATCGACCTTGTTGGTCGGAGCCTTGGCGTTGATGGCACTCAATGCCTTGATGAAGGCAGATCCGGTCGCATAAAGGATGGACGACGCGCCTTTGAGCAAGGCGTTTGCGGTAGAGATCAACTTGATGTCTGAGCTGGCGTTGACAACGTATTTCTTGCAATCTGTCGTGATGTTGCCGTTGCCATCCATCGTGATCGTGGCGCCGTTGCCGTCAGTGATAACGATGGAGCCATCGTTCTTGAAGAATACGCGCTGGCCGTTGCCGCCTTGAGCGCCCTGCGCAGATTCGTTACCGCCATCAGAGTTCTGGAATCGCGCCCATATGACGAGCTCGCCAGACTGAACTTCTGGCGCTTGCTGGTCCTCAGAATGGACGCGCTGGACAATCTTGCCGGACCCCAGATCGCCCTCTTGGTAGCGGACAATGACCTGATCGCCAGTCTTCTTGCCGTCGCCAGGCTGAAGACCGATGGCGATGCCGTAGCCAGCGCCGATATGGCCCGTCTCGATCGGAAGCCAGCCCGATTCCTGCTGTCCCGGCTGAAACATCACCTTGGCAAGGTGTTTCTTTGGGTCATAGGCCGTCACCATGCCGTGCCGCTCAGTGTAGCGGCCAAGCATGTATTCCTGGATCAGGCGCAGGACGACATTCTCGAGATTGCCGTCCATCAGGAAGCCTGCCTTCCTTCTTTAGCGCTGCGGGCAGTGATTGAAGTGCGATGGCCGCTCATGCCAAATTCATGGTGGACGGCGTCGATATCGTAGACTTGGTCGAAATCGGTTCCCGAGACCTGTAGGCCCATTCCAGCAGAGACCGACGGATCTCCGACGACTTGCGCGTGAACCGTGATTTCGTGCCGCGCGATCTCGGTAGCCTTGGACCTTGCGTGTCGCCTGGCCTGGTCAATGTCCAGCGTCGGGATGTCGTAGCTGTACGTCTTGGTGCTGCCTTTGCCCTCGACATTTGACTCATACTGGAAGATTTGCTTCTTCCGCGGATGCCACGCCTTGACGATGGCCTTGACGCCCTTTCCTGCCTGCACATTGCGCCGGATGCGCAACATCATACAGTCCGAGGAAATCGGCTGCTCGTCCTGGTTTATGGTGATGGAATAGATACCTGTCGGGCTGCCAACCGACACGTAATGAAACTGGCCGTTCGCATCTACGAACCAGCGGCAGCCATCGAACTCAGCCATCTTGTGGATGACCTGTGCGAACGTCACCGCGTCAGAAAGGTGAACGAAATCCTGCTCAAGTTTCTTTCCAGCCTTGATCTGGCTGGGAAAGATGTTGCCGGCCAAGCCTACCCGCCCGATCAGATCCTCGACGATCTCGCTGGGCTTTTTGTTGAGCCACTTCTCTGACGTCTGGTTGTCGTGCAATTGTGCCGACTTGTCGCGACCAGTGACCCTGATAATGCGCCCGATATAATCGAAATCTGTCGTATCGACCTCGCCAGTAAATAGGGTCGAGGTCTGGCCCCGCGTCATCACCGTGACGACGGCTTCGTTGTCGCCGAGATTCGCCAGCGTCTCACGTGCGCCAGGATAACTCATGGGTATCGCGGCAGAAAACGACGATGTCTTCTTCTTGGCGTGCTGGCTGACGTCGCCGTGCTCAATTGGGAACGTCGCGCCGTCGACGGTCAGCCACGCGGCATGTGGCCCCGCCCCTTGCGTGATCGCCATTGACTCAGAATCCCAGGATACCCGTCGGCGTGCCGCTCGGAATGGTCGGCGGAATAAGGATGGCCTGCTCGCCGACAATCCACGGGTCGATCATGCCATTGAGGCGAGCTATGGCGACCCATTGCAGCGCGTCGCCGAACTCGTGCTCAGCCAACTCGAACAAAGTCGTGTCTGAGACGCGAACCGTCTTGGCCGGAACGGTCGCGGCGACGTAATTCGTCATGACGAGACCTGATCAAGGTTAGAATTTGCCCGGCCGACAACCCCACGCATCAGGGCCAGCGCGTTCTGGTCGTTACCGGCCTCTGCCACCTGCAGAACACCAGAAATTATGTCTGCTGGATCTACCGGAGCAATCCACGTATCGAGCAGGTTGTTTGGTGCGACCAGGGCCGCCTGCACGTCAGAAACCAACTGCGCAGAGTTGAGTTTGATCGCTTGCACTGTGGCCCGGGGGGCAGAATTGAGCGCTCCGGCAGCCTTTACCTGCGCCTGCAGGCTAGTCAGTTCAGCCGTGACCGTGGCGGGAATGGTCATAGGCTTATCGCCACAGCAAGGTCAGAGAGAACAAGAGACTCGATTGACGAAGCAACAGCTCCGAGAACGCCCGCCATTGGGTTCTGGTAGACCGTGCAGACAATCTGGTATTCGACCCACACTGGCTCGCGGTGCAGGGCGTATTCGAACCGGCTCAGGATGACAGACCGATACTGTCCCGCCCATATTAACGGGACGATTTGTCCGGATTGCCTGACAGCGTCAAGCGCCAGAGCGGTTGCATATGCATTATCGCCGAAGAACTGACCATCCCACGCGATATCTGCCTCATCTGGCCCAAGTGTATCGATCACGCGCTGCCCGCCTGGCAGCTTGTGGACGACCATGGCCTGATTGCCGCCGGCCGGCATACGCGATGGGGTCGAGAAATCGTCGAAAGCGATCCCAGCCAGCGTCAGAACCGATGATGGCATTCATCACACCTGCATGTTGGCACCGTGGTAGCCGCCGACACCGTCGGCTGACGGCGCCATAGTCCTGAAGCCGAGAAGATCGGCAATTTGATCAGAGACAGCCTGCGCCAGCGTCCGCCCGTCTACGTTCAGAGACAACGAAATGGGCTGAGGCTTGGGTTGGTTGAGTGCGGGGTCAAAGCGCATCGGCGTATAGCGCTTATTCGCGTCATCCAGATCCTTTTTGAACTGCTCATCAGGCTTGGGTTGGCCACCGCTGAACAGCGCAATAATGCGATCCCAAATCCCCTTTAGGGCGCTATAGATCGCATCGCCCATGGCGTTTAGGCCCGGCATGATCTTTTGCTGAAGGTTCAGGAAGAAGTCTTTGACGGGCTCTAGCCAACCGTCAACCTTCTTGACCAAGCCCTCTCTGAGGTCTTTGTTGGCCAATATGGTAGCCAAGGCCGCTAAGCCTCCGACAAACCACCCAGCAGGACCAAGTGCAGCTAGTAGCGCGACACCTCCACCAACCAAGAAAAATGAGCCAAGTGCGGCGAAGCCGGTCATCAATTTATCGACTGTCCCGGCGTTTTCTGGCTTTGATGCCCACTGCGAGAACCCGGCAAGTTGCTCGTTCAGACGTCCGAGATAGGCCGTCGCTCGCGCGACGAGCGGAGCTCCCAAAACGTCGAGCAGGTTCTCCCACTGCGTTTTGAACGCCTCCGTCTGGTAGTCCCAGCTTCCCGACGTGTAGCCCTTGGCATCCATCGCGGCCCTGGCCTTGGCCATCATCTCCGCGTCTTTGGCAAGTTTCCGATATTGCTGGATGATCTCGGTGATAGCCTTGGCGGCGTTGCGGTCTGGGAACATGCCGGAGATGAGCTGCGCCTCGCGGACAGGATCGCGTGTCTTGGCGTCAATCAACGGCTTGAAGGTCTTCATGACCCAGTCGCCGAAATTAACCGCGGCTTCCCGACTATTCATGATGCCGGCAGGGTCTTTTAGACCCTTGATTCGGCCAACCTTGTCGTAATCAAGCATCTCGGGCTTCAGCAGCCCGATGTCGGCCATGTGCTCGAGCGACTTGGTCCGGTTGCCGACGCCTGCGACGATCTTGTTGAACGCCGTCATCAACATGACGCCTGCGCCAGGTCCGTTTTCCTGGACCAAGGCGGGGAACATGCCGTAGCGGAAGGAATCTGACGAGTTGCGCAGGGCCACACCGGCTGCGCGCTGGGCAGTCAGATACTGACCAATCTTGACCTGATCGCCATAAGCGATCTTCATCGCCGTCAATTGCTTGACGTGCTCGGCCATGTCCTCGGGGTTGACTTTGCCGGCCAGCTCGCCCGACTTCATCGCCGAGTTAATCTCGCGCATCAGGGCTTCTGAGTGCGAGGAATGCTTCCCGCCCTCATAGGCCTTCAGGAACGAGGCCATCTCGACGAATGGCTCGATGTGGTGGGTAGCGGCCCCCTGATCGCCAAACGTCATGCGCGCGTCGTTGATCATTTTCATGACCTCGACAGCACTCATGTTCTGGTAGCGCCCGGTCATCTGCCAGGCTTTGGCATAGGCCTCCTGAACCTCGGTCGCGGACGCGCCGGCCTGCGCCATATCCCGCTGGATCTTAACCAGGTCGTTGCCGTGCTTGATCAGCTTGGCGGTGCCGGCAAGGATCGCCC